GAATATACAGCCAAACGCTGGAATTTTGCTCAAGAATCAAAGTCAATTAATATATTTCCTGATATAATTCCCGATACTATAATATCGGTAGCAGTTGTTGATGGTGAAAGAAAAGCAGTATTTAATGTCGACATTCAGGACTTCAAAGAGAACAGACGTGAATTTGAAGGACAGATATTCCAATTTGAGGATAGGGATTATACTATCGATCAGGTTGTTGATAACAGAGAGATCAGGCTTAGAGAACCGTTTAGAGGTGCAACAGGTGTGCATACAACGGGATGGAAGGTAATCCATAGGCATTATAATTTACCAGAAGATTTAATAGAGATACTTAATCTAGCTCATACAGATTCACCTATTTCAGGTACAACAAATGTACATGGAAAGAAAGCAGGATTAGCACAACGAAGAGCTGAAGAACTTAATCTCGATGTAGATAGGACAGCCAACTATTCTGATTCATATGTTATGTTAACACCGGTTGATATACCTGCAGGAAAGAAGTTTGGACCATATACTATAACAACAACAGGAATAAACAACGGTTTACTATCAAACAAATTTTGGGAATTTGCATGGGCATTTTTATATGATGGTGTTATTGGTCCATTGTCAGAACCACAGATTGTTGACATAGGAACCATAGAAGAAAATACATATCCTATTATAAACCTTGAACTTCAGATGTGGGATGATCAACCAGCAAGGAGCTCAGTGTTTAATCCTGTGCTTGACGTTTATCCTGTACCATTAGAAAGCCACCAAAAGGTGTTGGTATATAATAGTAATTTTGATCACAACACGGGGGAACGTAGAGGTCTTCCACTATGGAGATATGTTAGTGATTCTGGACCACTTAAGACCCGTGATGATTGGCAGAATAAGGTTGTAAAAGATGACACATCAGCTGTAACGGTAAGCCATCAAGCTCAAGTTTCAGCAGGAAATAAAAGATATACAGAAGTAGATGGTCAGCACCTTAGGGTAAGACCTTATCCAAGACCACAAGGGTCAGACAAAGAATATGTTAAACATGATCCTACAGATCTTTATGCAAGGAAATTTAGGCAATGGACATTACGATATTTATCAAAACCGAAACAGTTATGTGCATCAACTGATAGTCCAGAGATGCCATATGAATTTCATCAGCTTATAGTTTATTCAGTTCTGTTTGAAGTATTTACTAAAGCAAATAACAGTAGCATGGCAATGATGTATGATAAGAAAATACATGATGCCGTTAAGGTATTAGAACGTAGATACATTGATAGAACAGATGTATTTTGGCAGAGAGGACAATTTGGTATCTCACACAACGGTGTGTTTATGGATACCGATTCATTCAGGAAACTAAACTAAATGAAAAGTAAATCGTTACCAGATCAAATTGCTACAGGTGTCGATCAAAGACATAAAGCAGAAACACAAATGGCATCTGATATTAAGAACATGCGTGTTGAAGATCAGGGTCTGGGATTTGTAAATGATCGTGGGTGGGAACCTGTTGTCATGCATAGAGATGATGAAACAATCACATTACCTGTTAACTTTACATTACAACGTGCGCCGTGCAGGTTCCTAAATATATGGACTAGACATGGTAGTTCAGAAGTATATTACCTTAATGAAAGACAGGGTGAATTAGCCTACACCTTTGGAAATGGTGGTGGTGGTACACGCCGTGTTGTGTTAGAATCAGGAAGAAACATCCCTAAATCAGATGACCCTGGAACACAAATGACATCGTTTGGTAGATGGTCATTGATCTTAAATGGATATGATAGACCACAGAAGTTCTGGGGAAGAGAATATATGACACCTTTTGGATGGTTACAACGTCCAGGTGTTCCTTCAGCACATCGTCCAAACCCTGAATATGCTGATAAACCATATGACACAAAAACAGGAGATATAGGCTTTGTACTTTCTGATGTTAAGGCAAAAAAATTAATTGGATTAGGTAACAGTGGTAATGGTACCGAATCTGTATACAAATATAAGATATCATTCATTAGTGATACAGGTAGTGAATCACCTTTATCAGAACCTGTAGGTGAAGAATGGGCTATTGATGATTCAACCAAAGAAGGTTACTGGTCAGTTATGCTTTCTGATATACCTACTGGTCCTAAAGGAACTAAGGCACGTAGAATATACAGGACAAAGAATATATCAGAAGGACAACCCCAGAAATATTATTACGTCAAACAAATAAATGATAATGTTACGACAGACTGGATTGATATTCTACCTGATTCATTTTTATTAACTGATGCACCTGATGGTAATGCATCCATTGTTTTACCTGGATCATTTAAGCATGGCGAATCATTTAATGGATGTATATGGATTGGTGGTGGTGAAGATTTAGATACAACAATAAGATATTCAGAACGATATCTACCTGAACAATTTAACAGATTTAGATTCTTTGAATTAGGTTCAAGGAATGGTGGTGGAATTACAGCGCTGGTATCATATTATAATATGCTTATTGTATTTAGAGAAAATAGCATTGAAGCAATCTCTGCTATTGCTGAAGATGAATATACTATCAGCACGATATCTAATGATATTGGAACACGTGCAGCTAATACAATTGTTGATGTACCAACTGTTGGACTATTCTTCTTAACACCTGATGGTGTGTATGTGTTACAGGGTGGACAATCAGGTGCAGGACAGGTAACACTGGAAGCACTAAAAGTATCGGGTGGTCTTCATAAAGAATGGGACAGATTATCAGAGGGTTCCTTGTCCAGAGCTACAGCAACTTATAGCAAACGAGAAAAAGAATATTGGGTTCATTATCCAGTTGATGGTGATACTGAAAATAGTCGTGGTGCTGTGTTTCATACACAAACAAATAGTTGGACACTAAGAAATCTATCCGAACCGGATCATCTGGTTGATGGAAACAAAGTTCAAATGAATTTTACACAATTAGCTACAGATCCTGAAGGTTGGATAATCATGGGAACATATCCCGACTATCCTTATGTTAACACGATAGATAGCAATTTTACAGGATATCCTGGGTTTGGATTACAAGTGTGGTCGGCCTCAAATAGTTTTGGTTCATACCTTAGCTTTACAGGACTTGATGGACAGGGTGACAATGTTTATGATGTTATTCAGTCACCTAAAGGAACTGGTGGGTGTAGATATGCATCCGTTAATGATGACCTTGGTGATGATAGTATAAAGAAAAGAATCATCTCATTAGAAATAGAAATGATAACACAAGGTTATAATGATTTAACGTTATCGTATATATCAGATGGTGGGTTTACAGAGACTGTTGCAGGTGTTTCAGCTCCTATGATTGTTGAGCAATATAAAACAACTGGCTCAGAACCTGTTTGGACTGTTAGTTCAGGAAGTACTGACGTTAAGAACCTTGCTGCATGGAATCTTAATAAATGGTCCGGACCACAACTATGTCGTGTAAGATGGGATGTTCATACAGGACTTGTTGGGGCATTTAAGTGGATATTGACAAGTGGAAATAAGTTCCACATAATAAGTCATCAGATAGAATATATGGACAGTAAACAGAAAATTATAACACATGGAGGATCCAATGGCTAGATCATGGACAACCCGTGCATTTCAAGCATTAGATCAATTTAAGGCTGAACATGTTTCAGCTGAGGCTAATGCAGCAGCACAACAGGTTAATGGAAATTTAGATCAAAATAATATGCCATTAAAATCTGTAACTAATTCAAAGTTCAAAGATGCAGTGCAGGAAAATAATACGTTTGGTGACAATACAATGTCAACTTATCTTCCTACACAAAGTTATCATATTAGTTCATTTAACGCAATCAACGAGAATACGCAAGACGATATTGTTGGTACACCTGGTGATTATATCACTGATTGGGAGGTCGATAGTTGGCTTCCATTTTGGAATGAATTTGATGGTGTAAATTCAACGTTAATGTTTAATTCAAAAGAGGGAATGTTATATGGTGGTGTTACTATTTCCTGTGAACGAAGAGCCGGACGTGAATATCAAACAGGAAATGGTATAGGTGCAACGTACACAATTGGTCAAGATGCGTTATATAAAATCGGTATCTTTGTTAATGGCATCCTTGTTGCAGATTCAGGATCGATGGCAATAGGTGGATACACACTTGATATACCGTTTGCGATACCAATTGGTACTGAATATTGTGAAGTTGAAGTGAAATGGAAAGCTGATCAAATGTTATTCAACGGCAAACTTATTAAAACAACCGTTGTACTTGATTATTTCAAATACTTTGTTTGTTCAGGGATGCATATGTTTGCAAGGAATCAATACAGATGAGCAAATTACTTTATAAGATAGGAACCGAAGGGAAAGAGAGCAATAAAAATAATGAG